CTGCGGGGAGACCTTAATTTTCGCAGAAACCGAAAAATCGAGATTTTGAAATTCAAAAAACCGGAAAAACCGGGAACTGGTCGGAAATAAAAGGAGGAACCGCGAAAACATGGAAAATATCATCTACACCGACGCGGACCTCAACGCCTTCCTGGTTGCGAACGAAGAGCAGGACGGAAACACGATCGAAGTCGTGATCGAGTGCGACAGCACGGGAAGCCAGAGCTTGACGATCACGGCCGGGCTTGCATCGGCGACGGAGACGCTAACGCCGGGCGAAAAGAACCACGTCGACATCCCTTCGATGCTCTGGAACTTCGGCAACGACACCGTGATCACATTGACGAAGGGCGGATCCACTGCCGGAACGATAACGATTCATTTTCCGGGCGCGATCGAATTCGATGCAGCGCTCAACGAGACGGAGACCGACAACGAATTTCTGATGCAGGGCTCCGCGACAGTAGAGCAGCAGGTGGTCAGCTTGCAGAAAGAGGTCGAGAAGGTCTCGGCCCGGTCGCTCGACTATATTCTCCCTTCGGCGATCAGTCAAACGGCTATCGCTGACGGAGCTAATAACACCGTCGAGACGTTCGAATTCGAAGCAGCGGAGGAAAATGTAAAGGTTTCACTTTTTACCTGCATTCAATTTCTGGCGACGACAACCGTCACGGTGGCGAACGTATATGAGGACCTCAACACGACGATCACGATCTCGCTTGACGGAAACGCGGTCGCGACGATCCTTCACGTTTACCGCGACGGTCGGCAGGTCCTGATGCTGAACTACCTCGTCGAGGGAATCAGCAAAGGAAACCACACGGTGACGGTCAACATCGCAGCTGCGGGCGGATCCGTTTCCGTGGTCCAGGTTGTCGCAGCGTACATGCTGGTCGCGAAGAGCACAGCGGCCGGGCACATGAGCGAGCAATCGCTGTTTTCAGATGGAGCGTTCGCGCCGGGCGTTTTGCTGGATGATTTGAACCCGAAGTTTTTAACAAAAGCGGCAAACGACAACGGAACTGAATACACAATTGTGAAATACGCGCAATCGGCAACGGCACAAGAACCAATGCCCAACATTTCAACTTTGTCGGACTGGTATTTATCAAAATATGCACTTGCAACAATGATGTATTACGGAACTTTGCCATATACTGACAATGGCGCAATAATGAATCAGTCTGTACACGATGGCGGTTGTGACGTTGCTTTTTATTTGCCAATTAAACGAATTGCAGGATTTAACAAATTGGTATATGAATCTAAAAACACATACTCGGGGCAATACAATTATCATTGCTTATCTGCAGCGGCAATTGTTGACGGAGTATTAAGAAATGCGCCTGTTACATGGAACAGTAATATTTCAGATTGGACAACTTTTACCGTTAATATATCAGGCATTCCTTATGTAGACTATTTGATGATAAATACGGCAGTCGGTAATCCTCAATTCAGGAATATTCGTCTTGTAAAGGACAATTAAGGAGTAAAAATGGCAACCTATACCGGAGCTGACAAGGCGATCGCGTTTTTGTTTGACATCGCGGCAAGCATAGCCGCAGATTATGACGCGACATCAACATACGAGCCGGATGCTTACGCGATCTATGACGGAACGCTTTACAAATGCACGGCGGCGATCAGCACTCCGGAAACATTCAACCCGGCGCACTGGCAGGCGGTCCTCGTGATGGACGAGGTCGCGGCCGGAGGAGGTGGCGGAGGCGGAACGACAGTTATTGCAAACCCTCCGGGAGCGCCGACTTCTGTATTAGACAAGTTGCAGGTCGAGTCGACAATATACAAAATACCGAGCGGCGGCGGCGGAAGCGGGCACACATACAGCAATATAGAGCAAAGTATCGGAACTTGGATTGACGGAAAAACTTTATACGAAAAAACAATATATGCGGCAAGCCTTGCCGGCCCGACAAATTATGACGTCACTGCAACACGTCTGCAAAACCGGGGAACGACAATAAATTCACAAACAATGTATTATCGTGATCTTGACACAGGGCTGAATTTATCTGACGTGAAAATCATTGGTCAAGACGTTTTCGGAATGATTGCAAACGGATTAGCGCGTGAATGTTTGTCAGGCGCGGGTGCTGTCGGCGGCGAATATGACTTCTATTACGACGTTTACAACAACAACGGAATTGCAGTTATTCGAATTGGGAACTTTAATGACAGAACGTCGGCAAGCGGATATGCAATAGTTAGATATACAAAGACGATCGAAACAACCGTTTACGACCGAGCGCTCGAAAACGACACAGACATCAGAACGACTGAGGACGGAAACACAAGACAGACCGAAAACACGTTAGGAGTTTAACATGGCAACAAAAAGCATTAGCCAGCTGACGACAGCACTCACAGTTAACTCAGGCGACCTCTTCGAGATCGCGCACCCGAACTCCGGAAGCGCAACCGGTTACGACTCCAACAAGCAGACGCTCGCGGCAATCTCCGATTACATCGCAGACACTGCACAAAACAACGGACTCGGAACGACGGACAAGACGCTCGTCGGCGCGATTAACGAAGTCATGGCAGCGATCAAAAAGACGATTTACAGCGCGTATGGCGCGACGGCGTTCACTTCAAACACGGATCTGAACTCCGCAGCATATACGGCGCCGGGCAAATATTACGGAGGCACGAGCGTTATTTCGACGCTTTCAAATTGCCCGGCATCGGTCGGCTTCATGATGGAAGTATTTAATGCAACGGGAACAAATATGCAAGGCATGGACAGCGCCGGAAGTCAGTACCGCATACGCCGGATTACGGACGTTAACAATAACATTTTCCAGCAAGTATGCTATACGACATCAGGAGGCGCGGAGAATTACGGAGCATGGAAGAAGGTCACGATGGCCAATCCTTAACGGAGAAAACGGATGAAAGCAAGACCGGACAATCGAACGGAACGGGAGCAGGAGCTGCTCGCGATCGCCAGGGCGAAAGGAGACGAGGCAACAGCTCGGCAACTTTGCGAGGATCTCGCGTTCCTGGAGGAGCGGCTCGCGGAGCTGCGGCGCCTTCCGCATCTGCGCATTGATCCGAAGAACCCGGAGCGCCAGAAGGCGACACCGGCGGCGCGGCAGTACAAGGAAATGCTGCAGCAGTACACGAACAGCCTCAAGCTGTTCATGAAGATTTGCGGGGAATTGGACGAGGAAGAGATCGAGAGCCCGCTGCGGGCGTGGGTGAACGCTCGCCGGGAGAAAACGGGATAAGTGCAGAATGTTAGTTAAGACGAATAGATTTCTCGAGGAATATCACGAGAAGATAACACGCGGCGAGATCATCGCAGGCCAGGAGCTAAAGCAAGAGCTCGAGAACCTGCTGCAGGATATGCGCGGCGCGGAATACTTCTACAACACGACGACCGCCGACGAGCGGATCGACTTTATCGAGAACTGCGTTCGCCTGACAAAAAGCCCGTTTTACGGCGCACCGATGCGGCTTATGCTCTGGCAGAAGGCATTCATCTCCGCGCTTTACGGATTCAAAATGCCGGACGGAACGGACCGATTCAAAAAGGCGCTTCTGCTGATCGCTCGGAAGAACGGAAAGAGTGAGCTTTGCTCTGCGCTCGGCCTGGCGGAGTTTATCCTCGGAAACGACGGTTCCGACATTGTCTGCAGTAGCAACGACGACACGCAGGCGAGCATCCTATACGACGCGATCGACCTGATGCGGCAGATGATAGATCCGCGCGACATAGACACAAAACGGAATCAGCGGTTCATCTTGAACAAAACGAACAACACGAAAATTTTCAAGATGTCCGAGCGCACGCACAACAAAGAGGGCCGCAACATTGACGACGCTTTCCAGGACGAGGCGCACGAGCTGAGGACGAACGCGATCCCGAAGGCGATCGAGCAGTCGCAGTCGCTGAAACCGAATCCGAAGTTTATCATCCTCACGACGGAGGGATTCATACAAGAGGGCTATCTCGACGAAGAGCTCGAGAAGGCCCGGAAGATCATCGCCGGAGAGGACGACACGGACGCAGGGCGCCGCGAATTGCCGTGGTTATACACGCAGGACAGCGAGACGGAGATTTTCACAAACCCGCGTAGCTGGACGAAAAGCAATCCGTCGCTCGGAACGATCAAGCGCATCGACTACCTCGAGGAGCAGGTCGACCTCGCCAGGGGAAGCGCAGCGGATCGCGTTTACGTTTTGACGAAGGACTTCAACCGAAAGCAGAACGGCGCGAAGTCGTGGCTCCGCCTGGAGGATTACAGCTATCCGGCGACGTTCGATCCGGAGGAGCTGCGCGGATCCTTCTGCATTGGTCACGTCGACCTTGCAGAAACTACCGACCTCACCTGCGCGAAGGCGATGATCCTCGCGCCGGACGGACGGAAAAAGTACATTTTGACGCAATACTGGATCCCGGAAAGCAAGCTCGAGCCGGACAAGGACGACCACGCCGACGGCGCGAAGTATAAAGAATGGGCCGAGGCGGGATATATCCACATCTGCGACGGGAACGAGACGGACCTCGCGCAGGTCGCGGAGTGGTTTTACCACCTGCAGGTCGACCTTGGGATCAAGCTCTACAAATGCGGCTACGACCAGAGATTCGCGAAGGAATGGCTCGCAGCTATGGACGGCTACGGCTGGAGCAAGCAATATGGCGACGTCGAGATGATCATGCAGAACGCGGAAGTCCTGAGCAACGCGATCAACCTCACCGAGGCGGAACTGAAGAGCCAAAACGTGATTTACAACGAGAACCCGGTCGATCGCTGGTGTTTCTCGAACGCCTGCCTGAAACTGAACGACCGGCGGCAGGGGCTGATCGTAAAGACGGCAAACGGAAAGAAAATCGACGGCGCGGTTACGCTGGCCTCGCTGTTTGAATTATACAGGCGTTACAAGAGCGAGCTTCGGAAGCTCGCGGGAATAGGAGGCAACGAAACAAATGGGAATCCTTGATTTTCTCCGCAAGGCTCCGAAGCAGCCAACGACGACACCGGCTCCGACGCTTAACGGATGGATGCCGATGTATTCGCAATTCGGGCAGAACATCTTCGCGAGCGATGTCGTGCAGCAGGCGCTGAAATGCATCGTCGACGAGGTGAAGAAGCTCAAGCCGACACATGTCCGCTACAAGGACGCGGATCCGGTTCCGGTCAAAGGAAAGCTGCAGGACGTACTCGCGGAGCCGAACGCGCTCATGACGCAGTCGGAATTTCTCGAGAAGGTGACCTGGCTCCTGCTCCTGAACTATAACGCGTTTATCATTCCGAGCTATTACATCTGGACGGACGAAACGACCGGAGAGCAGCGCAGGCAGTACGCCGCGCTTTATCCGATCCAGCCGACCGAGGTCGAATTCGTCGAGGACGCAGCAGGGCAGATGTTCGTCACGTTCTGGTTTGCGAACGGATTCAAAACAAACCCGATCGACTATCGCGACGTGATACATCTTCGCTACAACTACGGCATCAACGAGTACATGGGCGGAGACATGAACGGGCAGCCGGACAACTCGGCAATTTTGAAAACGCTTGAACTGAATCATCAGGTCCTGCAGGGAATCGCGAAGAGCCTCAAAGCAAGTTATTCGATTAACGGCGTCGTCAAGTATAACACGGTCATGGACGCCGGAAAGACCGAGAAGGCGCTGAAGGAGCTCGAGCATAAGCTCGAAAACAACGAAAGCGGGTTCCTTCCGCTCGACATGAAAGCGGAGTTTACGCCGCTCGAGCACAAGGCCGGAAGCGTCGACGCTGCAACGCTGAAATTCATCGACGACAAGATCCTCAGAAACTGGGGAATCCCGCTCGCGATCCTGACAGGCGATTACAATCACGAACAATATGAAGCGTTCTATCAGAAAACGCTCGAGCCGCTGATCATTTCATTCTCGCAGGCATTCACGAAAAAGCTGTTCACGCAGCGCGAGAAGGCGTTCGGAAACAAGATCGAATTCCTGCCGAAGAACCTCGTTTTCCTCAGCATGGGGCAGACGCTCGAGATGATAAACATCCTGGCACCGACCGGAGCGATGTTCGAGAACGAGAAGCGCGTCGCGCTCGGGCTCCCGCCTTTGCCGGAGCTCGAAGGAAAGCGCTACATGTCGCTGAACTGGATCGAGGCAAACAAGGCCGCGCAGTACCAGACCGGCGAAGTCAATGTCGACGTGGTCGACGAGGAAAAGCAGACGATTTAATTTTTGCCCATAAAGTTAAATATTATACTCGGAGGTCAAAAAATGGACGAAAAGAAAAACAATCTCCCGGAGCTGGAGCGCAGAAGCTATCTCTGCGAGGTCCGCGCAGACGGCGAGGACGAAGCACGCGAGGCGACGATCATCGGACGCCCGATCGTGTTCGGATCCAGGACGGATCTCGGCTGGTTCGATGAGATCATCGAGGCGGGAGCGCTCAATAACACCGACCTGAACGATGTTCGCTTCCTGGTCAATCATGATTTTTCGCGGATCCCGCTCGCACGGTCGCGCAGGAACAACGCGAACAGCACAATGCAGCTGCTTCCTGACGAGGCGGGCCTGATGATCCGGGCAACGATCGACAAGGAAGCAAATGCGGACGCGAGAGCGCTCGACTCCGCAGTCCGCCGCGGCGACATTTCCGGAATGTCGTTCGCATTTTCCGTTTCCGGCGAGGCGTGGGATGATCTCGACACCGAGCATCCGACGCGCCGCATTACAGAGATCTCAAGCGTCGTCGAGGTGTCCGCCGTGACATTCCCGGCATACGACGCAACAGAGATATATGCCCGTTCCGCTGAGGCGCTGGAGAGCGCGAAAGCGACGCTGGAGAGCGCCAGGGCGAAGAAACAGGCAGAGGAGAGATCCGAAGCACAAAAAGAACTCGAGCTGGCAAAAGCACGGCTCGAACTTATCAAATCTATCGGAGGTACAAAACGATGAGAGAACTGCTTGAGAAGCGCCTCGCGGCTATCGCAGCGCAGATCAACGACATCACCGCACGCGCTGAGGCGTCTCAGGACGCAGCAGAGGTCCGCTCTATGACGAAACAGCTCGCAGAGCTCAAGTCCGAGGAGAGCGAGATCCGCGCGAGCCTTGCAAAGGCTGAGCAGATGACTCCGCCTGCAGGCGCAACTCTGGTTAACGCCGGAGCACAGCATTTCAACACTAAGAGAAGCGAGAACTCCCTCGAGTCGATGGAGTATCGCGAAGCATTCCGCGACTATGTACAGCGCGGAGTGGCGATCCCGGCAGAGTTTAGAACCGGCACCGCAAACACGACCGCAGACACGGGCGCAGCAATCCCGATTACGGTCATGAACGAAGTTATCAACACCGTTCGCAAGCGTTACGGCAACCTTTACGACAAGGTCCGCAAGACCAACGTTCCGGGCGGCGTTAAGATCTCCGCAGGCGCTCTGCAGGCATCCTTCAAGTGGATCACCGAGAGCACCGTTTCGCCTCGTCAGAAGGCGGGCGAGCTTGCAGCCGTTACGTTCGGCTCCAATGTTGCTGAGATCCGCATCGCGACCTCTTTCCTTGCAAACCTTCTCACGCTTTCCGCGTTTGAGGCTGCTCTGGTTGAGGTGATCGCGGTTGCGTACAGAAAGGCAATGGACGAGGCGATCGTGCTCGGCTCCGGCGACGGCGCTCCTCTGGGCATCCTGAACGACGCACGCGTTACGCATGTTGTCGAGATGACCGCAGCGAAGTTTGCAAACTGGAAGAACTGGAGAAGCGACTTCTTCGCGAAGCTGCCTCTCGGCTATCGCTCCGGAGAGTTTATCTTCGCAGCATCGACGGTTGACAGCAAGCTGCTCACCATGAGCGACGACAACAACAACCCGATCTATTACCTGGCTGCAGGCCTTGTAGTAGGAGACGGCGACGCTCAGAATCCGACCGGCCGCTTCTTCGGTCGCGAGGTTTCGCTTGTTGAGCCGGACATCCTTCCGGATTTCGACACCGCAGATGCTAACAGCATCGTCGGCATCTACTGGCAGCCGCAGGACTACATGGTCAACGAGAATTTCGGCTTCACGATCCGCCGCTACTTCGACGAGGATACGAACGAGTGGATCGACAAGGCTCTGATCGTGGTCGACGGCAAGCTGCTCAACGCTGAGGGCGTTTACCTGATCAAGAAGGTTTCCGGCTGACGAAAGGAGGTCCTAAACCATGACGAATCTTGAGGCTTTGAAAGCGCTTTATACAGCGCTCGGTGGTGCATCCACCATTCCGGCAGACGCGACAAATGCGGACGTGATCAACATGATCGCAACGCAGGCGGCCGTCGTCGTCGGCAAGACGCTCCCGGCAGTAGGAACCGCTGGCCAGGTGCTGACCGTTAAGAGCAACGCATGGAAGGCGGCGGACATTCCGTCGCAACTTCCGGCCGTAACCTCGGAGAACGCAGGTCAGGTTCTGACCGTAAACGCTGAGGGCAAATGGGCAGCGGCAGCTTTGCCGGGCGGCTGATAAATAAACACAGGAGGACACAACAATGATCAACTCTAACAGAGTCGTGAGCGTTACGAGAACCGACCTTCTCTCGCTCTATGCGACCATTTTGCAGATCAAGGGCGGCCTGAGCCTTGCGAAGATTTCCGCGACGAACCCCGGCGAGTTTGTACTCAGCACCGGCAGCGGAAACAAGATCGCGGACGAGCCGATCAAGAGCCTTGAATTCGGTTCCGTTACGTCGATGGTCGTGTACTTTGTACCGGCGTTCGATTTCGACGGTTTTTATGTGAGCGGCACGAAGAAAGTGCTCGCTGGCGACGATGTAGTCGCAGACAGCGCAACGCTTTATACTGCAACGCTTGCAGACGGCACCGTGACGATCGCTAAGATCGGCCTTTGATGATTAACAGACACAGGAGGCAAACACCATGAGCGACACTATCGCAACAGTTGAAGATCCGATGCTGACGTCGGTCAAAAAGGCGCTGAACATCGGCGGAACCTACCAGGACGCAGCGATTCAGGAATACATCAACGAAGTCAAGGCGTTTCTGCGAGCTGCCGGAGTTTCCGACGCGAACATGACGCCGGGCCTTGTCGCTCGCGGTGTTGCGGATCTCTGGCAGTATGGAGCGGGCGAGGGAAGACTCTCGGAGTATTTCATGCAGCGCACGATCCAGGCCGCCTATACGGACTGAGGAGGCAAGCATGGCAGCATACAAACCGCACACACCATACAATGTGCCTTTTTTTCTGCAGACGCCGACTGTGTCGATCGTTAAGGGCATCCCTTATAAGACATACACCGAGGCCCAGACGCCGCGCTTTTGCAGCTTTCGGACGTTCGGCGGCACCGAGAACACGGAAAACGACCTTTACACCGTGATCGACACGGCAACGGTCGAAACCTGGTATGATCCGGCAATAACGGCGGCGTGTCGCATCCGCGTCGCGCCGACCGATGGATCCGGAACCGGGAAGGTTTACGAGATACTCGGATCGCCGGAGAACATCGAAATGCGCAATCAATTTGCGGTGTTCAAGGTCAGGGCAATCACCGGAGGAGCATAAACGATGGCAAAGAAACGGTTCGGGCTTGAATTCGGTGCGATCGCAGAACTCGCGGAGAAATACGAGAAGCTCGGCGGAAGCCTTAAAGAGGTCACGACGAAGGCTCTCGAATTCATCCCGGACGAAGTAAACCCGGAACTGTCGAAGGCTATCGCAGCGCACCGAAGGACAGGAAAGACGGCGGCAAGCCTCGCCAGAGACCAAAAGGTCGAATGGCAGGGCACGGTCGCAAGTATAGCGGTCGGTTTCCAGCTGAAGCAGGGCGGCTTCCCGAGTATTTTCCTGATGTACGGAACGGCACGACATGCACCGTCGAACCAGTACGGCGGACCTTACAACGGAAGCATCCAAACAACGCAGGACATGCGGCTATACAATGCAATCTACGGTAACAGAACGCAAAAGGCGATCACCGAGGAGCAGCAGAAGATCTTCGCAGAGGAGATCTCGAAGATTATAGGAGGATGACAACATGGAAGATGAACTAATCCAGATCCTGGGGCCGTTTCACTATCCAATCATCCGGCAAGGCTCCCTCGCGCCGGGCGCGGACTATCCGGCAACATTTTTTACATTTTGGAATAATTCGGACACAGAACAAAGCGCTTACGACAACGAGACACTCCTCGCAGTCGAAAGTTTCGACGTCAATGTGTACTCGAACGATCCGACAACGCTCTACACGCTACTCAAGCAGGCACGGGCCGCATTCAAGGCGGCAGGCTGGCAGACTCCCGACCGCGGGCACGACATCGCCAGCGACGAGCCTTCGCACCGAGGGCGCGGTTTCAGTGTAACATATATCACAACAAATACAACACAGGAGGAAACAGCAAATGGCTGAGCAGCAGGTTTTTGAATTTCGCGGCGTCGACAAGCTCTTCTGCGCGGAAGTAACGCAGGACGACGCGGCGGGCTACCTTTGCGAAACTCCCTGGCAGCTGTCTCCGGTTGCGGAAATTGCGAAATCAACCGACAGCTCGAACGAGGCTCACTACTACGACAACAAGCCGTTGATCGTCGTGTCCTCGGAGAGCGCCGACACGATCACGCTCACGATTGCGCCGCCGACGCTCGCGATCCTTGCAAAGGTCACGGGCAAGGCGTTTGACGCAGAGACGGGCATGATGATCGACGGACCTCGCGCGACGAAGTATTTCGCGATCATGTACCGGACGAAGGGAACCGACGGCAATTACCGTTACGTTTCCAGACTCAAGGGAACTTTCAACATTCCGGAAGAGGATGTCTCGACCGAGAACGACGGAACCGACACGACGAATACGCAGCTTGTATTTACGGGCATCAACACCGAGCACGAATTCTCAAAGGGCGTTTACAAGAACGGCCAGTGGGAAGCAGCGAGCGCAAAGGGTGTTGTCGTAGATGAGCGCTATGGTCTCGCGGACGTTTCGGACTTTTTCGACGCGATCCAGACTCCGGACAGCATCCAGGCAAGCGGCGCGAAGAAGGTAACGGGCGTATCGCTGAACAAGTCGACGACGACGCTCACAGCCGGAGGCGCTACCGAAACGCTTGTCGCTACGATCGCACCGGCAGACGCTACGAACCAGAACATCAACTGGAGCACGAGCGACGCAAACGTCGCACTCGTTGACGGCGTCGGAAAGGTAACACCGATTGCAGCAGGAGAGGCAACGATCACCGTGACAACGGTCGACGGCGGAAAGACCGCGACCTGCGTCGTTACGGTTACGTCAGAATAAGCTGGCAAGACGTTAAAGTCCATGATATACCCACACCGGGGCGGCGGGCGAAAGCCGCGCCGCCTTCGGTGTCAACGGGGATCATGGCAGCGGAATATCACGGACAAATTCGGAGGACAACATGGCAACATTGACACTGAACATTTACGGCAGCGGCAAGGAGAAAAACACTGTCATCAAGAAATACACGGCGGACGGTTACGACCTGACGCTCGGCACCGTCGCGAAGATCTGCGACCTTGTAAAAGCTGACAATATGACCGACGAGAAGTCGATCGCAGTCGCGATCGCAAAGGGAGCGGGCGAGATCATGCCGCTTCTCAAGGACATTTTCGACGATGTGACGGACGAGGAGCTGGAGCGCGTCAAGATGAAGGAGCTCATGGTCCTGTTCGTTCAGATCGCGAAGGAAAGCATTCGCTCGGTTGACGTACTCAAGAAGGGAAACTGAAACAGGGCGCGGTCTCGGTCTTTCAGGACCGGCGCCCGTTTTCGGACATCATATTCGATGTCGTCGTGATGCTTTGCGACCGCTTCCCGGGCTGCGATCCGTTCAAGATCCGCAGGGAACGGGCGCGGGATGTATTCGAGGTTGTGGTCCTCTATACCAGACACGCAAAGCACGAGAAAAGGACAAAGAACGGAAAGCAGATCATCAGGAAGCCCGCCGGGGATTCCTGGTTCTAAGATCCGGCGAGGAGGAAGCACGCAATGGCAAAAAATGAAAAAGTAACGACTGTATTTTCTGCCGACATAAAGGACCTGAAAAGCAAGATCCAAGAAGCAAACCGAAATATTAAGCTGGCAAACGCGGAATTCAAGGCGGCGGCCTCCTCGATGGACTTCATGGCGGACAGCGCGGAGGGCATCGAAAAGAAGCTCGAGCAGCTGAACAAGGTTTACAAGGCTCAAAACACGATCCTCGACGCATACAAGGAAGAGCTGGAGAAGATCGTCGCGGAGCAGGGCGAAAACTCGGCAGCGGCCGACAATATGCGGATCAAGATCGCGAACCAGCAGGCAGCTGTCAATAAAACGGCTGCGGAGCTGGCGACGTATGAGAAGAAACTCGACGGAACCGAGGGCGAGCTGGAGGACGTCACAAAAGCGACCGACGAGATGACAGAAGAAACGAAGGACGCGAGCGAAGGCTTTACCGTAATGAAGGGCGTGCTCGCGGATCTCGCATCAAAGGCGATCTCTGCCGTTATATCCGGCCTGAAGGACCTCGGCAAGGCAGCGATGGATGCCTGGAAGGAATTCGACGAGGGCGTCGACACGATCATCAAGAAAACTGGCCTCACCGGAGACGCAGCGAAGGCGATGGAGGAGAGCTACGCGAATGTTTCAAAGACGATCCTCGCGGACAATTCCGACATCGCGAACGCAATGGGCGAGCTGAACACGCGCTTCGGCTACACCGGAAAAGAGCTCGAGGACGCGACGGTCGCCTTCCTCAAATTTGCGGACGTCACCGGAGCGGACGCAGCAGATGCGGTCGCGGATGTTGCGAAAGCTCTTACCGCATCCGGGAAGGACCTCGACGATTATCAGCAGATCCTCGACGCGCTGACAGTCGCATCGCAGAAGTCCGGCGTCAGCGTGACGAAGGTCTCGGACGGTCTCACGAAATATGGCGCCCAGACGCGAGCGCTCGGTCTCGACATCGACGAGGTGATCGCGCTATTCGCGCAGTTTGAACTCGCAGGCGTCAACACGGAAGCAGCTCTCGCAGGTCTTACGAAGGCAACCGGCAACTGGCAGAAGTCCGGACTCGATGCCGGAACGGAGCTCACAAAGACGATCGAGGCAATCCGCACGGCCGGAGACTCCAGCAAAGCAGCGGAGATCGCCATCGCCGCGTTCGGAAACAAGGCAGGCCCGGAGCTCGCGGACGCGATCTCAAGCGGTCGATTCGCCTTCGATGAATTCACAAAGGCGGTCAAGGACTCCGGCGGAGCAGTCGACCGGACCTTTGACGAAACACAGGACGCACCGGACAAGCTGGCGCTCGCCGTTAAGTCGTTAAAGACCGACGTCGCGCAGACGACAAACGAGCTGCTGACGGAATTCGCGCCGGACATCGAGAAAGCGCTGGAGAAGATTAGCGAAGTCCTGAAAAAGGACGTCATCCCGGCGATCAAAGACGCGATCTCATGGCTCGTCGATCACAAATCGACCGTGCTCGCCGTTTTGAAGGCGATCGGAGTCGGACTCCTGGCGCTGAACGTCGCGAAGATGATCAAGTCCGTCGTCGTCGCATTCCAGCTGTTCAATGCAGTGCTCGCAGCGAACCCGATCGGCCTCATTATCACGGCGATCGGCCTGCTCGTCGCAGCGTTTATCGCTCTTTGGAATAAGAGCGAGTCATTCCGGAACTTTTTCATCGGAATGTGGGAAGCGATCAAAGAAACGGTCGGCGCGATCCTCGACGGAATCGTCTCGTTCTTCTCTGCGGCATGGGATGGCATAACGGCCGTATGGGATGACGTGAGCGGCTATTTCTCCGCAATATGGGATGGAATCAAGGCCGTTTTTAGCGTCGTGGGAGACTACTTCAAGGCAGTTTTCGAAACGGCGTGGAACTACATCAAATTCGTGTGGGATACCGTCGTAAACTACTTTAAGCTGATCTGGGAAGGCATCAAGACCGTTTTCGAGGTCGTAAAGAAGGTGCTCTCCGGCGACTTCGAAGGCGCATGGGATGCGATCAAGGGCCTGTGGGATAAGGTCGTGGGCTTCTTCGAAGGCATCTGGGAAGGAATCAAGGGCGTTTTCGAGCCGGTCGGCGACTTTTTCAAGGGAGTTTTCGAGAGCGCGAAAGAGATCATCTCGAACATTTGGGATAGTGTCTCGAGTATCGTCAAGGCTCCGATCAACTTCCTAATTGACGGCCTTAACAGCTTCATAAAGACCGTGAACAAGATCCAGATTCCCGACTGGGTGCCCGGCGTCGGCGGAAAAGGCATCAACCTTCCGCTGATCCCGAAGCTCGCGCGAGGCGGAATCCTTAAGGCCGGAGAGATCGGTCTCCTCGAAGGATCCGGCGCCGAGGCTGTCGTTCCGCTCGAGAACAACAGGGCGTGGATCTCCGCAGTCGCAGCAGCTCTCCGCGGAGCGCTGCAGAATGAGGGCGTCCTGGCAGCGGCCGGAGGCGGCGCGGTTGTAAACAACTACAATTTCAACCAGGTAAACAACAGCCCGAAGGCGCTCGACCGGTTGCAGATCTACCGCGATACGCAGAATCTGATGAACCTCACGAAGGGAGCGAACGGATGAGCAGCATCAAGATAAAAGCAACAAACAGCTATGGAACAACCCTCCAACTCACGCAGCAGGCCGCTTATACGGTGGCGCAGGTCTCCGGACTTACGCCGCCGGAAGGAGCGGTCTATACGAGCGAACTCGCAACGAAGGACGGATCCTTCTACAGCGCGAGCCGTTCACAGAATAGGGAGATCGTTCTTCAGATATACCCGCAGGAGCGCATCGAGGCGTCACGTCTCGCGCTCTATAACGTTTTTAAGATCGCAAAATGGGTGCAGCTGGAGCTGCAGACCGGCTCGCGTCATGTAACGATTGAGGGCTGGGTGCAGTCAATGCAGGGCGACCTCTACGAGAACCCGCAATTCCTGCAGATCTCGGTCCTGTGCCCGGATCCGTTCTTCGAGGACGTCACGACAACGACGACGGCCGTCACGACGGCAGGAACGGCGGTCACGGTCAGCAACGCAGGCGACGAGGAAGCGGGCGCGATTTTCACGCTCACGGCTTCCGGAGCCGTTTCGAATCCGATCATCTATAACACGACGACCGGGCAGTCGTTCGGGCTGGATCTCGACCTCGCTTCCGGCGACACGGTGGCGATCGACACCAGACGCGGATCCCTGCGGGCTACAAAGACGCACAACGGCACCGAGACGAACGTCATTAACGCGATGACCAGCGGCTCGACCTGGCTCAAATTGCAGCCGGGAAACAATAGCATCAGTTTTAACGCGGAAAGCGGCAGCGCGGCTCTTTCGCTCTCTGTCGCGTTTACTCCGATCTATGAGGGCCTGTAAATGCTGACAAACGACACGATTTTCTATTTGCTCGACGCGAATCTCGACATCCTGGCGGCGATCGACATCTATCAAAGCGCGATCTTCACGCGACGTTATCAGGAAGCGGGAGACTTCGAGCTCTATATCCCGGCATCGCAGGAGATGTTCGACCTGCTGCAGGCGACGAGCTTCGTCGCGCGGGCAGACGACACGACATGCTGCGGGATCCTTGAGAAGCTCACGATCGAGCAGAACGCGGAAACCGGCGACTTCCTGATCGCAAGCGGCCCGGATCTTTCGGCGCTTCTCGACCGTCGCATCGTATGGAGACAAACGACTTACAGCGGCGGCGCGGAGAAGATCATCCGGAACCTTGTGCAGCAGGCATTCATCGAGCCGGAAGTCGCGGACCGGACGGTCGCGAACTTCGCACTGGCTCCGGAGATCGGAATCACGCAGAAGCTGCGCCTGCAGTATAGCGGCGAATATGTCGGCGAGAGCATCGCGGCGATCTGCAAAACGATAAACTGCGGCTATCGCGTCAACCTCGACCTGGAGAACAAGCAATTCGTGTTCGAGCTCTATCAGGGCACCGATCGCAGCTACAACCAGAGCGAGAACCCGTTCGTCGTTTTCTCGAGCAATTTCGAGAACCTTCTTGCCTCGACATACAGCAATGACAAGGCGACCGAAAAGAACGTCGCACAGGTCGCAGGCGAGGGCCAGGGCAACGACCGGATGAAGGTCAGCGTCGGAACCGCGACCGGCATCGGAAGGCGCGAGACGTTCGTCAACGCGCAGCAGAGCTCGACAAACGGCGGAGAGCTGGACTCGGCAACATATCAGGGCGTCCTCATGGAATCCGGCACGCAGCAGCTCGCGGAAATGATCGCGACCGAGGAAATCGACGGCGAGATCATCCCGAACTACAACTTCACGCTGGGCGAGGACTTCTTCCTCGGAGACATCGTCGAGGTCGTAAACGACTACGGGCAGCAGATGGCGCCGCGGGTGACGGAAGTCATCGAAAACTGGGCTACAGACGGCTATACTTGCATCCCGACGTTCGCTTACGTCGACGAGTAAAAAAGGGCATCCGTCATACTTCATTTCTTCCCCTTATCAAGGGAAAAGCGGCCTCACCCCGGGCCGCTTTTCTCATGCAAAAAATCAGCATCTGTCAGTAAAAGCACACGGAAACCCGCATAAAACAAGGAAAAATGCGGTGCCTTTTAATCAAGGTGTCGCGGGTTCGAATCCCGCGTGCTTCACACAAGGAAAAACGGCGGAAAACCTCGGTAAAATGAGGCTTCCGCCGTTTTCGTTTTAGGTGTGAGAAGGCTCGGGAACGCGCGGCTGTCGTCAGTAAAAAATCAGTAAATCGGGCCTTCTGTCAGTAAAGATGTCAGTAAAAATCACGGTATGATGGCGTCGAGTTTTCCGCGAAGATCCTCGCGCTCGTCATCCAGATGCGCATATATCTCGAGGATCATCTTCGTGCTGCTATGTCCGAGCAGGACGGCGGCCTGCTTCAGCGTTACGCCGGAGTAATAGAGCATCGTCGCGTAATTATGCCGGAAGATGTGCGCGGTCAGCGTCGGAGACTCGAGTTTTTCCGTAATATGACGCCAAAAGCGAATATACACCGTTTTCGAGACATCCGGGAAAAGCAGGTCCTCGGGATCCGCGCCGGACGATGTACGGACATTGTACCACACGCTCACGCGGTCAACGCAGGACGCAGGAAGCGGCACCGTGCGGATGGAGGTGTCATTTTTCGGGCAGCTGCGCACGATGGGCGAGTTTTCCGGGAAAACGACGACCTGGCGGACGCGGATCTCCCGCGCGACGAGATCGACGTCTCGCATCCGGAGCCCGAGAGCCTCTTCGCGGCGCAGCCCGCAGCCGTACAGAATGAAAACAAACGCGTTTTCGCGGTCCGTAAAGGGAGCAGAACGCAGTTTTTCGCGCTCTGACGCACGGAGAGCCCGTTTTTCGGCTTTTCGGCGCTTTGGTGGTAAAGTTACACCTTCGCACGGATTGCGGGCGAAAATGGCGTCGTTTTGCGCGTTTTTGCATACCTGCCGGAGCAGGCAGACCATGATCTCCGCTGTCCGACGTTTATCGGAGAGCCGGTTCACGGCTCGCTGGATCCCGGCAGCGGTCAGATCGCGCAGCTTCACGCCTTCGAAAAGCGGCTCGATCTGGTACCGGATGCATTTGTCGTACATCGCCCGCGTGTTTTCCGATCGGCTCGCCTTGTAAAGATCCACAAAGTCGCGGCAATAGTCAGCAACGAACACATTCCCGGCGATCCGGTTCTCGGCCGCCTTTTTTCCGTCGCGGATCTTCGCCTCAAGCTCCGCGACCGTGCGACCGTACACGGTCCGCATGATCCGCTTTCCGTTCTTGTCATAGCCGATTCGGTATTGATAGCAGTAAAGGCCGTCTTTCCGGCGTGAATATTTCGCCATAAGATCACCCCCTCGCTACTGCTTCGAGCGCTTCAGGAGCTCCAGATATTGCCGGAGCAGGTCCTTCTGCGCAGGATCCAGCCGCTCGACCTCGACGAGCAGCTCCTGGTCTCCGCTTTTGACGACATAATCGACCGGCACGTCAAGGCTTGGTTTTTCCATCGGAACATCTAAGCCCATCAGCCATGCTTCCGAAACACCGAGCGCCTTTCCGAGTATAAAGAGCTTCCCCTGGTTCGGCTCGACCTTCCCGTTCACATAAAGACTGACGTCCGCTTTACTCAAAACAATATGATACTGGCGGCAATAGGGAGCAGCAAGGGCGACGATGTCGCGCTGCCGGAGTCCTCTATTCGTCATGATTTCCCGCAATCTTTTAGCGGTGTTCGAGATTTTCGTATTCGTCATGTTATCACCCCCTTTCGAAAACAATATAACACAGAAAAGTAAAAAGTTAAATAAATTACAGTAAAAAATATAACTTTTGTATTGACAGCGCGAGGAAGAAGTTTTATATTAAACGCATAAATTGAAAATTTGACGAAAGGAGGAAGGAAAAATGGCAAAAACGCCAGTTTTTGATTATAGCAGGCTCAAGGGCCGTATCATCGAGAAATTCGGAACTCTCGGCAATTTTGCGCCGGTGATGGACTGGACGATCGTCACGCAGCAAAAGAAGATGAAAAACCGGGTTCCGTGGACGCAGCGCGACATCATGGCCGCGTGCGAAGTGCTCGAGATCAGCGCCGAAGAGATTCCTGCTTATTTTTTCGCGGAAAAAGTTTAATCTTAAACGTAAAGGAGTCTAAAAATGTACGAAAAACGGTTTATGAAGATCTCCGAGCTCGTCAAGATGGGGCTTCCGGAGAAAATCCTCTATGAGATCTGTCACACTCCTGGGCAGAACATCGCCCGGCAATACACGAAACACGGGCACTGGTACATCGACACGACAAAACTCGAGAAAGAGCTCACACGGAGGGCGGAATGATGAACGAACGGAAAGAGATGTTTTTCTCAGGGCTGACGCTTGCGGCGATTTTTATCGTCGTTCTGATCGTCGGGCTTAAGCTGGGGATTTCGATCGAGGAGACTCCCTTCGAGGAGATCCCGACCGTTACGGAGACGATCGCCTGCGGCTCGATCATCCCGATCGAGGAGAGCCCGGCAGCGGCGGAACGTGCGGCATTGACGGAAGCAGCGACGAACACACCGACGCCGAAGCCGACCGCGACGAAGGCTCCGACACCGACACTGAAGCCGACAAGCACGGCAACACCGGCACCGACCAGCACGCCGAAACCGACTAAAACACCGACACCGAAGCCGACAAAGGCACCGGTCAAGACCGGAACCGTCGGAACAAAGAAGGTTCCGACAGGCGGGCACGATTGGAAACCTTACGCACGGCACACGGCGATCACCGCGAAGAGCTCTCCGCAGTACAAGCTGCAGAAGATCGCGAAAACCGACTCGAACGGGCTCCGTTATGTCACGGACAAAAACGAGATCAAGCGCTACTGCGTCGCGCTTCCGGTCTATTGGGCAGGCGGAAGCACGAGCGACATCGGGCGCTGCTTCGACGTAAAGATGGAGAACGGAGAGGTCCTGCATTGCGTACTCGGAGACGTGAAGAAGATCGAGCACAGTCAGAAGGGCGAGGGAAAATTCGGAGCGCACGGCGAGCTGCTGGAGTTTCAGGTCGAGCAGGACAAGCTCCCGGAGATCGTCAGGAAGTCCGGCGATATTTCACGCCTGGGCGGAGCATTTGAAGGCGAAGCGGTCGAGATTACGGTCCTGGACTACTACATCGCCGGATTCGGAGGCTGACATGGAAGAGGACAAATTCCGACTCGCTCCGCAGAAATGCCCATGCAAGGACTGCGAGGACAGACACTACGGATGTCACACGCGGCTATGTCCGCACGGCTGGTGGGAATGGGATCAATACATGATCAAGCGCCGCGAGGAGATCAACAAGGAGCGGCAGGACATGACAAATTACAAGATATACCGGCGCGACGTCATGGCAAAGATGAAGAGCCGCGGCCGGTCGCAAGCGTACAACAAGAAGCAGAGAGGAGAGCGGTGAGGCGATGGGCAGATGGTATGGATGGCGGCGCGGATCCGCAACAGGCAGCGGCAAGAAATACGGGAACCGCAAGGTCGCAACCGAGGACGGAACCTTCGACAGCGTGAAGGAAGCCAGGAGGAACGCCGAGCTGCAGCTGCTGGCAGCGGCCGGAGAGATCCGCGATCTGCAGAGGCAGGTCCGCTTCGAGCTGATCCCGGCACAACGGGAGCCGGACACGGTCGGCCCGCGCGGAGGCGTGCATCCGGGGAAGGTCATCGAGAAGGCTTGCGAGTATATCGCAGATTTTTACTACATCGACGCGGACGGAAACGCGGTCGTCGAGGACACGAAGGGATTCCGAACGAAGGACTACATCATCAAGCGAAAGCTCATGCTCTATGTGCACGGGATCCGGATCAGGGAATTATAGGAGGATGACATCATGGACGAGAAAAAGAAGAACGAGAACGGCCTGCCGATGAGCGACTTCGAGATCGCGCAGAGCTGGCGCTTGGCGAAGGACAGAGAGGAACAGATCAAGGTCCTGGCGAACCTCAACTGCTGCGACACGGCGAAGATCCGGGCGCGGCTGTGGTATGCAAAGGAGCCCGGGAGCATCGGCCCGCTCGAGATCATGGCAGCGGCGGAGAAGCTCCTGAGCACCGAGAGCAAATGCAACAGCTTCGGGTTCCTTCGGAACTATCTCAAAAGCTGGGCGGGCTACTCCGGCAAGGAAGCGAAAAAGATCTTTAAGGACTGGATGCACAGACCGTGGGGCACCGAGGAGATGGAGGCGTGGAACGTCGAGGAGACGATGAAGGCAGCGGCGCAGGCGCTCGATCAGAAGAGAGTCGAGCAGCAGGAGCCGAAGAAGGTCTCGATCGCGGCAGCATATACGCAGTTTTCGGAGCTCGAGATCGCGGCCGAGATGGAGGCGCTGCGGCTTTACCGGGAAAAGCTCCTCGACAGTCTCGACGAGGCGAATCACTCGATCGACGCGCTGATGAAGGATCTCGACCTTTTCTATGCGGAACGCGACAAATACAACGAGCAGCTGCAGCTTCTCGACGCGGTCGAGAAGAAGATCAAAGGAGGGCAACATGGCAAGGCTTAAGCTGAAAGCGGAAGGACGGAGCCAGGAGCTCGTTCTGGCATACCTGGAGGAGAACGCGAGCGAGGATCTCGCGCAGAAGATCAACGAAGGCAACCGCACGATGGCGGACTGCTGGGGCTACATCACCGGCAGGGCAAGGAACAAGGCAAAAGGGAACAGCGTCGCGATCGAGGACGCGGAGGTTTACGGCTGGGCCGTGCATTTCTTCGAGGAGAACTCAGGCGACCTCAAGCGCGAGTCGGATGCGGAAGCATCGGCAGCGGCGCAGAGACGCAACGAGGAGAACAAGCGACGAGCAGCGGAAGCGGCTCGCAAGCAGAAAGAGAAGGAAGATGCGGAAAAGAAGCTCGCGGAGGAAGCAGAACGGGCACGCCTTCAGAAGGAGAAGGAAAAGGCCGAGGCAGCGGCAAAGAAGGCAGCAGAGGCCGAGGAGAAGCGCAAGCAGAAGGAATTCGAGCAGACCGGAGCCGTTAAAGGACAGACGTCGCTCTTCGATTTCTTCGGATTGGAGGACTAAATGGCCGAATTATTCGACGACAACGGCAGCGGCAAGTTTACGCCGAACGCGATGCCGCTCGACGAGCTCCCGATCCCGCGCGTTCTCGAGGACTGGATGCGGACGCATCCGCCGACCAACTACTTCGGCGGAGTATTTAACTGCTATTCGTTTACATATCCGAAGGCGATGATCGTCGTCGCTGAGACGTTCGAGGCACCGGACGGCCAGGACCTCATGCTGCGCTGGTTCTCATTCCGGAACACGAAAAGCAAGGGCTTCGAGATTACCGAAGTGATGCGCAAGAGCCCGTCGGAGGATTACGCTTACCACCGCAACATGTATTACCGGACGCTCAGCGGCTGGCAGACGGTATATAGAGACGAGGAGAAGGTCACGCGCGGCGGATATTACGGCTATAACTACACGCTATGGCAAAAGGGATGGTTCAACAAATGGCAGCCGGTGCCTTTGAAGAACGCGCCGGGGCTTTCGGCCTACTGGATCAACCCGGAGCTGGTCCTGACGATCCCGCGCTACAAGTACAGCGGCTGGACGCCGAAAAGTCATCTTTCCGTCATCCAGTACCTGCAGCAATACAACCTGAACAACGGCGTCGAGTTTTTCGGGAAGCTCGGGATCATGCCGACGAAGGGCCTCATTTCAAAGGCAACGAAAGACGGCAATTTCCGCCGGTTCCTGCGCGACAACGCAAAGCAGGCGGAAACGTTCGGCGCGACCGTCACGCTGTACGCATACAAGCACAAATGCGCATTTGATGACGCTTACGAGGAGATCAACAGCAAGGCGCGAGCGTCAAGGCATATCAACGACGGATGCCGGGAAGCGAGAGACATCCCGAAGAACATCGACCGGCGCCGTATATGGGAATATGCCGAGACGGTCGGATCCCGCAGCTATAACGACTATCTGGCAGCGGTCAAATACCTTCAGCTCGACCTCACGGACACGAAAGTGATCTTCCCTCACGATTTCAAGCGGATGCACGACCTGCGCATCAATGAGGCCGCTGCACTCAAGGGCCAGCGCGACGCGAAGGCTGCGGAGGAGTACGCGGCGAAGTTTGCGGCAGCGGCGAAGGATTACGCCTTCGCGAACTACTGCAAGCCCGGCGACGCGTTCATCATCGCGATTCCGGTCGCAAAGAATCAGCTCGTCGCGGAAGGCGACGCTTTGCATCACTGCGTCGGCAAAATGGGCTACGACAACCGGATGATCGCAGGAACGAGCTTCATCGCATTTCTGCGCAAGGCAGCGGAACCTGAAACGCCTTTTGTGACTATCGAGTTTAACCTCGAAAAGACGAAGATCGTGCAGATCTACGGCACGCACGACCACAAGCCTGAGCAGGACGTCATCGACTGGGCGGAAAAATGGGCGAAAAAGGTCGCGAAGATCATCCAGAAGGTCAGGAAGGCGTACACCGAGGAACTGCTCGCCGGAGAAAAGAAACACGCAACGATTTATGAGATCATCCGCGAGATGAAGCTCACGGCATGAGGAAAGAGGGAATCATGGCAGGATTTACGAAAGAACAGGCAGCGGAGGCGCTGAAAGCGCTCCGGAGCATCTGCGCAAGGCAGCCGGACGGTTACAGAGGATGCAAGCGGTGCCCGATGCATGACTGGTGCGGCACGGTCGCGCCTTCCGGCATCACAGACGATGACATCGAATATCTCGCCGATTTGGCAGTAAAGGAGGCGGGAAAATGAAGATCTACATCGCAGGACCGATCTCCGGAACGGAGGACTTCGAGGAGCGGTTCCGTAAGGCGGAGACCGAAATCTGCAGAAAAGGACACGAGCCCGTGAACCCGCTCGAGATTCGGCTCCTGATCGCGACGACCGGCGAGACGGCGATTAGTTACGGCAACATCATGAACATCTGCAAGGCGCTCCTCGGAGCTTGCGACGCGGTCTATATGATGCCGGGCTGGCAGCGGTCGAACGGAGCCAGGATCGAGCACGCGGAAGCGATCAACCGAGGGCTTAAGTTTTACGCGAGCATCGACGCGATTCCGGAGACGGCAGCGGCAAGAGAAGAACACAAAAAGAACAGGCGGGAGTGAACATGGACGAAAACGGGGAAAGAAAGTATAGCAAGATGTACTGGTGGATCAAGCTCCAGGAGGACTTTTTCGACACGAAGGAGATGAAGAAGCTCCGGCGCATCGCAGGCGGCGCGGTTTACCAGCTGATTTACTTAAAAATGCAGCTAATAGCGATGAAGAACTGCGGGCGGATCTACTTCGATGGCATCGAGGAGACATTCGCTGACGAGATCGCGCTCACGCTTGACGAGACGCCGGAGGACGTACAAGCGACGCTCGTTCTGCTCGAGAGGATGGGGCTCGTCAAGAAGATGAGCGACGACACGATATACCTTCCGGAGGCGGAAAAAAACACCGGAAGCGAGACAAAATGGGCAGGAAAAAAGCGGGATTACAGAAGAGCGGTTGCAGCGAAAAAAGCAAAGGCGATCGAGGAGAAAAAGGCAACAAAAGAGGACAATGTCCGCGATATGTCCTCGACCTGTCCGACAGAGATAGAGTTAGAGATAGAGTTAGATAAAGAACTCTCCCTATCGGGAGAGAGTAACGCGCCCGCGCCCGCGCGTGAGAGCGTAACGCAAGACGAGATGGTGATCTTCCTCGGCGAATACGGGAACGTCATCATGAAACCGGAGGAATTTCTGCAGCTGCAGGATGCCTTCCCGAACGACTACAAGGAACGCATCGACAACCTCAGCCGCTACATGAAAAGCAAGGGCGTGAATTATGACGACCATTACGCAACAATCATGAAGTGGGCGATCGAGGACGCGAAGAAGGCGAAGCGCGGCAGCGGCGGATCCTCGAACGCATTCAGCAACTACGAAGGCCAGAGGGAATACACGCGCGAGGAATACGACGAGCTGGAGCTCAGGATGCGGCAGCGGCGGACCGGAGATCCGGAGAAAGGTGACACATGACCGCGTTCAATTTCAACTGGCATTATATCGACGACCTGCAGAAAAAGAAGCGCGGGAGGCCGCGTATATATCCACACGAAGTGACAAGGCGAGACTATCAGCACGAATATTACATGCGCGTCACGAAGAAGAAACGCGCGGAAAGGAGAAAACATGATTGACGAGGCGAAACAGAGAAACATTTTGCAGGACACGATCGACAGGCTGAAGAAGATCGACGAGGCAGCGGATGCGGCAATCCAGGAGCGAGAGCAGCGCATCCGCGACCTGCGCATCCAGGTTGACGCGGTCCGAAAGAGCATCGACGAAAAGGAGGAGAACGACATGGACGACAACAAGGACGGAAAGATCCAGCGGACGCTCAAGATGTTCCGCGAGATCTGCAAAGAGAAGAACAAGCCCGAGATGCCGTGCGCCGGGTGCCCGCTCTGGAACGTATGCGGCACGCTTCCTGGAAGCATCGACGACATCACGATCGATGAAACGGCGGCAGCGGTCGCGGACTATCTGCTCGAAAAGGAGGCCGGAGATGCTGAAAACGCTATACCGGTGCAATCCGGAACTGAATGAGACATGCAACAAGATAAACTGCGGCGTCTGGTGCACGATGACATCACGCCAGGAATGCAGCGACGACGGCCGCGAGCTGACGGACGACGAGATCCTCGAGGAAGAGAGGAAGATCCGGAACAACCTCGGCGATCCGCTATTCACGCGAAAGGAGAAGGAGCAATGAGTTTATACCTTTGCGATCCGGCAAAGAATAAGAGCTGCCGGAAAACAGCATGCTACGGGCGAGGCGGTCCGTGTTTCATGACGACAGACGAAGCAGCCAGCGCCGACGGGAACGAGCTCACAGACAACGAGATCGACGCGATGGAGAGGATGCTCAACATGCGCCTGCAGCTGGAGAAGAAACGGCTCCGCCGGAAGATCCGGCGCAAGGCAAGAGAGGAGGCGAACGGATGAAATACTTCTGCGACAAATACGGCAAGGAATGCCCGAACACAACGCCGCAGGCACAGAGCTATAACTGTGACGCATGGGATCCGCGCGAATTCCTGGCGGACAAGACCTGCAGGCACGCGCTCACGGTCGACAACATGGAAATTGCAAAGCAGCAATGGCTCGCTGCGCAGAAAATCGGACCAAAAAAGAAGCGGAGGATCGAGACGCCGGAACGCCCGGAGCCGCAGCCGGTCATCATAAACAAGGCCGGAGAGATCGACGCGAAGCAGACGGCAATCCTGCAGCGGCTGGAGCTGATGCAGAGGCAGACGGCAGCGGCGGAGAAGCTCGCTGCGGTGGCCGAGAGAATCGCGGAAACGTTCGAGAAGGTAGAAGCGGAAATTAGGGACATCGCCGATCATTTCGGCTTACAGATGGCGAAAATCATCGACACGCTGGAACCGGTCGCGCGGATGTTCGGAGACGATGAGGAGGGCAACGATGATCCACGAGCTAAAGGTTGACAGGAAATATTTTATTCCAATCGTGCAAGGCAAGAAAACGTTCGAAGTACGAAAGAACGACAGAGATTTTCAAGTCGGCGACTTCCTGGCACTGAACGAGACGGAGAAAACGCCGGGCGGCGTGAATTACACGGGCGACGCCGTTCTGGTCGTCGTTCGGTATATCCTCGACACGCAGGAATATTGCAAAGACGGATTTGTGATAATGGGAATTAAACTGTGCGGCGTTACATATGCCAGCGAATACGGTCCGCGCATTTTGCTGACGCGAGAGGAGGTAGAACAATGCAGATAGTAATTGATATTCCCGAAGAATATTATGATTTACTGAAAGGCTTTGATGATGAAAAGTGTTCATTGGATATGCTATTGCTGAAGCACGGCACACCACTTCCGAAAGGACATGGAGCGTTAAAGGATGCAGATAAGTTAGCAATAGCAATCGCTATGATACGCGACAGGTGGAATTGTTATGGCAACGAATATGAGAGTGCAATGTATCAAGCATACGATAATTGTGTTGACGAAATCATAGACGCGCCGACAATCATAGACGCGGACGAGGAAGGAGCAGAGGAATGACGGACGAGGAACGCTTTGGTGGTGAATGCCCATACACCAACAAACCGTGTATCAAAGCATGGGATTGCGCTAATTGCGAGGTTGAAACAGAGGAACGGCTGTGGGCAGAGGATTGCGAAAACGATTGTGAGCATTGCGAATGGGTGACTTGCCCGAAGGAGGATGACGATTTATGAACCTGGAGAAGATCATCGAGGCAGCGGCGGACAGAGCAGCGAAAAAGGCGGTCGCGGAGCTGAAGCGGTCCGGGATGATCGTTGACGTCGGCGCCAGCAAGTACAAGCGGGCCGAGGAGCTCCTGCGGAACTACGGCACCGGGAAGAACATCAGCGCAGAGCAGGCGAGGAAGATCGAGCAGGCGCTCGCTTACATCGCCGGGCAGCCATACGCGGATGCGGTCCAGCTGTACTACTTCGAGAACCTCACGAACGCGGAGGTCGCCGATCGGCTACATGCAAGCGAGAGGAACGTCATCCGCAAGCGGCAGCGGCTGGTGCAGATCATATCCGCGCGTGTATAGGCGCAGGGGTGACAGCTTTTTTGTCAGGGTGACAACTTTTCAAGAGCTCGGAAACGCCATATTTTATGCGGCTTTGCGGGCTCTTTTTGTATGCCGACAAAACTGTCATTGTGCGGCGGCTCGTAAATAATTTAAAATTAAACTGAACAAAAAGCGGAGGGAGGGCGCACTATGTCGTTTACGGAATACATCAAGCCGGAGCTGTTGATCCTGGTTCCCGTGCTTTACATCATCGGGGCGATGATCAAGGACAGCGCGACAATCTCAAACCGATTCATCCCGGCAATCCTGGGCGGAATAGGCGTCTTTTTGTCGCTTCTGTACGTCATCGGCTCGACCGGCTTCTCGGCGACCGGGATCTTCACGGCAATTACTCAGGGAATCCTCGTCGCAGGAGCTGCGGTCTATACGCACGAATTCATAACGCAGATGATCAAGACTGACGAGACGCCGACACCGGCAGCGGCCGATCCGGAGCTTCCGGCAGCGGCTGACGAGGAGGATGATAGCAATGTGGGGTGAGATCATTGTCGCGGTTTGCGCAATGATTGGAACCGCGATCACAGGGCTTGGAGGATATAAGCTCGTCTTGTATCGGCTCGATAAGGTCGAAAAGAAGGTCGACAAGATCGACCAGAAGGTCGACAACATCGAGGAAAGGCAGGGCTCGATCGAAAAAAAGGTCGACATCCTCGACGAAAGACAAGCGCAACTCGACCGGAAGGTCGAAAAGCATAACAACACGATCGAGCGCACTTTCATTCTCGAGGAGCAGATGAAGGTCGCGAACCATCGCATCGACGACCTGGAGCGACACGAAGAAGCACGGGCAAGAAAATAAACGGGTGAAATCATGGACGACAAGAAGAAAAACAAGGTCGGCCGAAAATGTAAATACGAGACAGTCATCGAGCCGAACCTTCCGCTGATCCGCGAGATGTATCAATTCATGGACGAGAAGCAGATCATCGCGTGCTTTAACATCAGCAAAACATCATGGTATGAATACAAGCACAAATTCCCGGAGTTTTCGGAGTCGCTCGCGCTCGCACGCGTGAGATTAGCGACAAATCTCAAAACGACGCTCAAGATGAAGGCGCTCGGCTATCGGATCCGCGAGACGCACGAACGGATCGCAGTCGGAGACGACGGAGGCTATAAAGACATCTACGAGAAGGAAGTCGCGCCGGACTTCGCCAGCATCGACCGACTTCTGCAGAATATAGATCCGACCTGGCGCACCGAGGACAGCGGAGCGCGGGAACTTAAGAAGCAGCAGACCGACATCGCTCAGCAGCGAGTCGACAATGCCGAATACCAGTAAGGAGGGCCAGCATGGGAACAATTATTCCGAAACCTGTCGCAGGAAAGACAAACGTCGGTCTCGTCGCATATTGCGACGCGCAGCTCGGCCTTCCGTACTGGAACGGAACGTTCGGACAGATTGCAAGCGCAGCGCTTTACGAATACGAGAAAGCACGCGCTCCGAAGTATTACACAGCGACAGACTTTCCGAAGCAGTACGGGCTCCGCGTTCACGATTGCGGCGGCTTGATAAAAGGCTATCTCTGGAGCGAGACACCGACGAGCTCGCCGAAGTTTAACTCGGCGCAGGATTGCAACGCGGAAATGTTCTATCAGTACGCAACGGAAAAGGGCGAGCTGACCGCAGCGGTTGCGAAGAAGCTCAAGCCCGGGATGCTTGTCTACAACAAGACGAAATCTCACGTCGCAGTGTACAAGGGAGATTTCAAGGTCGACGAAGCACGCGGGCATTCATACGGAGTAGTGGAAAGCAAGCTCGATCTTTCTCGGTTCAAGTGGTGGTCGAATTGCGTTTTCGTAACATACGAGAAGGAACCGGAACCGGCTCCTGCACCGGTGAACAAGATTACGATCGACATTCCGCCGACGCTCAAGAACGGAAGCAAAGGGAAGGCCGTGAAGGTATGGCAGGAGATCGTCGGCGTGACGGCAGACGGAGTCTACGGATCAAAGAGCATTTCTGCAACAAAGGACCTGCAGAAGAAGGCCGGGATCCAGGTCGACGGAATCGTCGGAAAGGACACATGGACGGCAGGACTTAACACGTTATGAGTTTCACGCTTGATACATTTTACCGGTCGAAGGAATGGGAGCAGCTGCGCCGCGTGATTATCGCGGAGCGCACGAAGCCGGACGGCTTCATCTACGACGAAGAGACCGGAAAGCCGATCGTCAACGCTTACGACCTGATTCTTCATCACAAGGTCTTTTTGACAGAGGAGAATGTGAACGACTTCGAGATCAGCCTCAATCCGGCGAACATCGAAGTCGTCTCGCATAAGACGCACAACTTTATTCACGACCGGCTCGGCGCGAGCAGAAAAGAGATCTTCCTCGTCTACGGTCCGCCGCTCGCAGGAAAGACAACCTGGGTGCGGGAGAACAAAGGCCCGAACGATCTCGTCGTCGACATCGACTCGCTCTGGGAAGCGATCACCGGCAAGCGCTACGTTAAACCGTGGAAGCTCCGCAGCATCGCATTTCGGATGCGCGACGATCTGCTCGACGCGATCAAGTTTCGATTTGGCAAATGGTCGAGCGCGTACATCATAGGCGGCTATGCTTCCGCCGGAGAACGCGAGCGCCTGGCGCAGGAACTCGGAGCACGACTCGTGTTCATCGAGGCAACACAGGACGAATGTCTGACGAGACTCGCGAACGACACCGAACGCGATGCGGAAGAATGGAGCAAATATATCTTTGACTGGTTCGACCTGTACGGAACCGGAGGACATTATGACATTACCGATTGAAACAAGACCGCGCTGCAAGGTATGCGGGAAGGTTATATACAATCATCCGCACAAGAACGGAAAGCCGAGGAGCTACTGCAGCAACGCTTGTTATAAAGCGGCATATCCGGAAACGCAAAGGGCAGAAACAATTTGCCAATTCTGCGGAAAGCAGTTTACCGAAAGGCGCGGAATAACAAACCTTTACTGTTCAATCAGCTGCTCACAAAAAGCGCAGCTACAAAGGAAGGCATACTGGAAACAGCAAGACGAAGCAGAGGAACTCGCATACAACAAAGAGGTTGAAGAACTCCGCGCGGAATTGCTTGAAAAATATACGGCGCTGATACAAGAAGCAGAACAGCTCCGGATCAGGATTGAACGAGAGATACCATGCAAAGAGTGCGGGCAAATATTCTGGTCGGAACATGGTTCTAAATTTTGCAGCGAGGGCTGCAGGAAAAGACACGACAACCGCCGAAGGAATAAACGAATATATAGAAACGGACGTCCGGATCTTTCGATCACGCTTACAAAAGTATATATGCGCGACGGCGGCATTTGCCAGATATGCGGAAAAGAAATCAATTTCGATTGCGATAGCAACAGCGATGACTATCCGAGCATAGATCACATTGTGCCGCTCGCAAAGGGCGGCCTGCACAAATGGAACAATGTTCAACTCGCTTGCAGGGGATGCAATACGGCGAAAGGAATCCGCATACACCCCCGCCTGTCGATTTCGTCTTGAAGCCGTGGGTAC